CTCCTAACGAGAGCACTTGTTGTAGCCAGGACTACCGCAGAAGCTCAGCGTGACACCCTGCTTGGCTACACACCGCGGCACACAGAGCCGGCAACCAGCGCCGAAGGTGGCGCCGTCCCAGGCACACTGTCTGGCACCGAAGCATCTACTAGTTCAGGTAGTGCTACCCAAAGTGGAGATGGTGGCAGCGATAGTGACGATAGTGTAACTATATTTGGGCAAGAAGTAACTAACACCTTTACTAAGTTAGCCAATAGCGACGATCCTGCAAAGACAATTCTAGATGACTGTATTCCTTGTATGGATAGGGCGTTAGATATGGACCTCATGGCTCCTCTAGATGATCTTCTAGATGACCTTGAGGCTGAATTCGATGTTAAGCTAGATATGCTCAGGGATCTCTGGGGTCTGCTGAATAGTGACGATTTTTACGAGGATCTCTGTGATCTTCTTGACTTTTTCTCATTCATGTGTGTTCCGGATCTCGTAGCGATCCTTTCAATGTTGATCTGGTACTATCAGTCTCTTATTACGTCGTTTCAGATCGACATCAATGGCTCACTATGGAGTCTCATTGGTATGATGATTGGGCCAATGATGACTTCGCTTGAGGGGATCATAGACCAGTACATCCAGATGATCATGGCACCGATCGACTGCATCATAACCATGGTACTCTTTCAGATGTCGAAGATACCACAGATTGAGAGAGATTACGAGTTCCTTCTGGAGAGGTCTAGGGAACGAGAGAAGCTACAAGAACAAGAAACAACAACCAGCAGCATCATGGCTACCATCAACGAAGCCATCGACAGTAGACTGAATTCTCTGGCGCTGTCAGTTAGCCCATGGTATCAGTCCGAGCGTTCTGTTGTTAAATATAGAGAAGGCAGTGAGGTAAAGACCCGCGGTACCGCCACTCCTCTTCCGAAGGTAAAGACTAGAAGAGACGAAGATGGCAACCTACAGTTATTTACCAGCGACTTCGACTACGAGCCAAGTGAAGAGGAAGTGGCTGCCGTACCTGACTCTCTTGAATATCTAGAGGACAGGGAAAAGACACAAGAGGAACAAGCTACTGTTGCAGACTATCTGTCCGACGCTAGGATCTCTATCGAAAGTGGACTTGGCGCACTTGGAGCCTACCTTATAGAAGGCAGAGATAGAATGAACAGCTGGTTTGAGACTCTAAAAGAAGAACTTAGAGGCTTTCTATTCGATTCAGCAGACACATTCTCATTAGCGACTTCTCTCGCCACTACGATTAAGCGATTGTCTCGTCTTATAGGCTTTGTTAAGGCCATCATTAGGATAGCCGAAGAAGGTCTGGAGTGTGGTCCAGATGGAGAAGTAAGTACTCCTGAGCTTATTCAACTCGTAGAGGCTGCCACCGCAGATGACCCAACAGTAGAGGTAGTAGTGGAAGACGATGGCACCATCACTATTGTACCTATAGATGGTACAGCAAGGGTGCCACCCTCTGGTACTGGCCTTGCGGGTAGAGGTGCAGCATTGGCTCAAGACGCACCGCTCCTAGAAGGGGCAGAGAGAGAAAGTACGACTATTACCCTATCTGATTGTGTAAATAAAGTAGACATCGCAGACTTGAGGAAGGTAGAGGCATGGATAAAAGAAATAAGCAAGTAGCAGAGCGTACGCCAGGTCCCATAGTGATCTATGACGGCAACGGTGATCCAGTGACGTTTCTTAGTCAACGTTCCGGAAGTAAGCTTACCAGGATAGCGAACGTTCCCCAGGGGAAGATTAAGACTCCTGTGCTTGGCTACAGAGGATATTGGAGTAGGGCAGCCTTTTGGCCTGGCGAGTATGACATGGCCGAGATTGGAAGGGCAGCTGATACAGATTCTTATCTGTCCCGTTCTTTCAAGAAGAAAGTTGGCCTACTTATGAAGGAAGGCTTTCGTTGGGTTGGGAAAAACCCAGCTACTATCCAGTATATCAAGAATCGTGTCGCTCAGATTGAGCGAGCTACAGGATACCCCTTCCTATTAATGGTAAGAGAGATAGCTACTGACTTGGTTAAGTTCTCTAACGCTTATATTTGCAAGGTACGTAGTAACACTGCGTCTGGTGGGCAAAAGCGTAAGCACGGCGGGAAGACCGTTGCTCCTGTTGCTGGTTACTTCCGCGTGCCTCCAGAGACAATGCTCTTCAAGCGTAACCAGAACGGTCAGGTAATCAAGTACCAGCAGAGGATCCTCAGGCCACTCACGGCGCCCAAAACAGGCACATGGCCAGAGTGGGATCCTATTGATATGATTCATATTTATCACGACCGCAAAGGAGGCTTTGCAGTCGGTACGCCGGACACGGTGCCGGTACTAGACGACGTCCGAATCCTTCGTAGGATGGAAGAAGACATAGAGTTACTCGTCTATCAGCACCTCTTCCCTCTATATCATTATACAGTAGGTACAGAAAATCAACCTGCTCAAGTCTATGATGACGGCACTACCGAAATCGATCTAGTGAGACAACAAGTCGAAGAAATGCCGGCCGAAGGCTGTATTGTAACACCAGAGCGCCACACCATCGAGGTGAAAGGTTCTCAGGGTAAGGCTCTACGAGCCGATCCACTGGTTGAGCATTTCAAAAAGCGTGTTTGGGCCGGTCTAGCTATGAGCGGTATTGATTATGGCGAAGGCTCTACAGCCAACAGGAATACCGCTGACGCACTATCCCAGGCTCTCATCGACTGCGTGAAAGACTTCCAAGGTGTCGTGCAGCTCTTTACAGACTTCTTTATTATCGGTGAGCTACTGAACGAAAGTACGTTTACCTTTGATACCCTTGCAGAAGAGCACATGGTCCACATGAGGTTCAACGAAGTTGACCTCGAGGCCAAGATTAAGCGTGATGCTAACGCTGTCAATCTCTTCCAGGGCCATCTCATGTCGGAGACAGAAGCTCGTAAGGAGATGGGTGAAGAGCCGCTTGAAGACATACAAAGAGAAGAGATGTATTGGGAGCTTATTGAGAAGCCTCGTCTGCTTATCCAAGCTCTTGATGAGCCGTATACAGCAGAAGCTAAAGAGGCATTGGCAGCCAACACATCTCCAAGTGCCCCTCAGTCTCCTGCTGTTGCTGCACCTAAGCCTGGCAGAACTGCCAAGCCAAAGGCTAAGGGTGGACAGGGTGGCACACAGGCAATTAAGAAGAGTACCAAGAAGACCGAAGGCAAAAGCCGAGGTGGTAGAGCTGCCAAGGCAAAGGTACAGCCTACTAATCAGCATGGCACAAACCCAGGTCCTACCAAGAGAAAATCTAGTGCCGATCCTAAGTTTGGACGTGTGTTTGACGCCTTCAACGAGGCCGTATTCCTCTTGCTTTACAGGGACCTACTAGAAGAGATTAGACTTGACGATCACGCCTGGCGTAAACAAATGAGCAGGCTAGTCGAGGGTCTGATTAACAGTAAGTACCGTGAGTTTGTAAGGTCTGAGTTCTACAGGGGTCTACGGGACGTAGAAGCGTCACGCTACGCTACACATACTGTGGCTCGCGTGAGAATTAAGGACACACAAGACTACGCAACTAGAAGGATAGCATGGCTGACAGACCGCGTGCTCGATACTATTGAGAGTATGGTACTACAGGGACACGGCAAGGCAATTATCCGATCAGCCCTAGACAGTTATGCCTTCAGAGCCAACTTCCTAGATAGAACACTCAGACGTCAAGCCAGAGTCTTCGGACAGGCTATTGGGCTGCTCCTTAGCGGCCACGAGACTGTGTTCATCCACCGTAACCCGGGTGAAGATGAGTGCGAGAAGTGCGACTCTATTCCTAGTAAGGCAATCAAGCTAGAGCATCTAGCTATCACGGATATTCCACCATGGCACGACAACTGTTCGTGTAGGTTGAGTCTTCATGCGGTAGCGAAAGAGACAACTATGCTTGATTTTACAGGCATAGAGAAGAGTCTAAAGGATCCTGATAATAAGAAGGTCGGACTTAACAGAAGAGTTAAGCTAGACGGGTTCGACCAAAAGGAATTCCATCTAGGTATTGCCGTAGAGTTCGAGCACACCGAACACTACCAGATAGCTACTGAGATTGTCAAGGACCACTTGGTGCAGTATCCAACCTACTATACCGAGTTAGCCATCATGGAGGAAGAAGGCAAAGATGCAATGAAAGAGCCTGAGACTCCAGAGCAAGAGGCACTGATCAAGAAGATAGACGAGATGGATTCGGATGGTGATGGGCCTGGCCTGCACCGCCACGTCTCCGATAATGATTTCGATCGCAAAGAGCTTCTTATGGGTATAGAGGTCGAGTACGAGCACACAGAAGACATGGAGATCGCCAAGCAACTTTCTAAGGATCACCTGTCTGAGATACCCGATTACTACACCAGACTCCATGCTATGCAGGATGACATCAATGCACAGATGGAGCAACACCTCCATCGACAGACCGACGGTGAGTACACTGGCCCACCAGAACCGAACCCCGAAGGCGAAGGCCACATTCACCTTAAGGCGGATGGAGAGAACTACACAGGCCCAGAGAAGGGCCCCCACGGTATCCACACCCACAAGGGTGGTGAGGGACCCCCGGTCTTTGAGAGAGATTACGATGACGAAGAGACCCAAGACTTTCTACCTAAGGTAGAGAGATGTATTATCGAGGTCAAGAAAGACCTCACGTCACGTCATCCTACCTGGTCCAATGAACGTGTTAAGTCAAGTGCGATTGCAATATGTCGTTCTAGATTCGAGCCAGGAACAAGAAGAAAGGGAAGAAAACGTGACAAAGCCAAGACAGCAGTTGGGAACAAACTTAACAGTGCGTGCATTAAGAAAGCAAAGGCATCCATTCGCAAGGAAAACAAGGGGTTAAGTGCGAAGGAAGTTAACGCTCTTGCACAGAACATCTGCAAAATGCATGCTTTAGAACCCAATCCACAGCTCCCTGGGCACAACTACCCGAGGGGCTAATTGTAATTCATGTAACCTGTTTTCGTAGTTAGTCTTTACTATTAGGCTGACTATTGCGAATGGCGAGGAATGTGCCTAATGAGTAAAAAGAAGCGTATTGCTGTTTTTACGGATTACGTCAGGGGAACAGTAAACGCTGTAGATCACAGGATACAGTCGTTACTTAACACCAAGGATGCTGAAAGCCCAACTGGGCATTCGCTCCTAGTTAAGATTGCAGCGACGCATGCAGCGCTTCAGACATCGAACAAGGGCTTCTATTTACCGGAGCATATGAGGAATGGTGCGCCTACCTTCCTGACTCCATACCCGAAGCCCGTGCTGACGCACCATGACGACTTCAAGGACCCGATTGGACGTGTGCAAGCAGCGCGATATGTTGACCTGACTCACCTGTATCCGGTGACTGACGAAGTGGTCCGCAAACTAGCAACTGGTGGCCTCGAGTATGGCGACGAGTTAAAGGCAGCGGTCCAGTATATGCTCAAGAACTATGATGGGCTTGATACCTATCAAGGTTTAGGCTACATTGAGGTTGTAGCTGAGGTTACTGACCCAGACTCTATCCAGAAGATTCTGGACAAAAGATATCTGACAGTGTCCACAGCACACAGCTCTGATGCAGCTTACTGTTCTGTTTGTATGCAGAACTGGGTTGAGGATGGCTGGTGTGACCACGAGCCAGGTGGTGTCTATGAAGAAGATGAACAACGTTGCGTTCTACTTCCTGGAAGACACAAGTACAGCGAACTATCCTATGTCAACAAACCTGCCGACAGGCACGCATCTACTATCGACATCATAAATGATCCTAATCTCGAGCTCCCTGAAAACCGAGGGTTCGGTCGTATTAGTCATGATCAGGATAAAGATGACGACAGTGTGCGGGATGTTGATATGGGATTTTATTGTAAGGGCCCTGCGTGCATCTACGATCTGACAAGCGAGGCACAGATCAGCCTGACAGACGCTGAAGGACCCCTAGAGGAGGTTATTCAATCAATGAGCGATAAAGCCAGAGAGCAGGAAATTATTGATCTGCTAAAGGCTGCCCTCGATGACACCTCCAAGGACCTGCCTGAAGAGCTGGTGAAAGATAAGGAAACAATCCTACTGGCTCACTCCATGCTTTCAATTTCTTGTTGTGACAAGGAAGACGCTGAGCATTTCGACATCAAAGTCGAGCTGAGCAAGAAGCTGCGAGATAAGGCCGGTGAGATGGAAATCGAAGAGCTGGAAGATAATGAAGTTGAACTTCAAGCCAAGGCAAAAGAAGAGGCCGACGCCGCCGCAGCAGCTGCTGCAGCAGCCGAAGCTGATGCTGCTGCCGCTGGCGATCCTGCAGTCGATGACCAGACCGCCGATGCCGGGGACGGGCAGGCTGGAGATGCGGAAGACGGCGACCAAGATGCCGACCAAGAACTGCTCGACCTCACAGAGATCCTTGAAACTGAGAAATCTTATGAGCTTATGAAAGAGCACGTCGCTGAGGATAATATCCTCAACGAGGAAACCATGGGAGTTCTCAGGGCTTCCGACTTTGCTTACCCCAAGGATCGGGCTTTCCCCGCACACGATTGCGAGCATTGTGATGCCGCACTGAAGGTGTTAGAGGGATACAAAGCTCCCGGGGTCAAGGATGCCATCGTAGCCGAACTCAACCGGAGAAAAGCTTCCCTGAAATGTCAGGAAGAAGATGAATGTCCGGAAGGTAAGAAGATGGTCAAAGGCAAGTGCGTACCTGAAAAGGAAGAGGAAGATTTTGATAAGATCCCTATGGATCAGATCAATACCTTCATTGACGCATATGCCGAGGCCCTTCCTGGTGACGATGAACTGTTGGAAGTCACGGATGAGACCGAAGACCTGTTAGACGAACAAGAAATCGCCGATGCACGTCCGCAGGACAAGCCCGGCGGATCTAACGTTGGCAAACACAAGACAGGTCCTTTCTGCGGTCCTGCTGGAGGCGCCCCCAAAGGCAGCTATCCAGTAAACACAAAGAAGCGTGGTATTGCTGCGTTGTCATATGCAAGACACGCTCCTAATCCTGCTGGGATTAAAAGTTGCGTCTGCAAGCATCACCCAAGTCTACCTGCATGTTCAAAAGGGAAGGACATGGAAGATCTACAGCTCAAGGTACTCGAATTATTCGAGATAGGCACCTATACTCTACTTGTAGAGGACGGCGTCGTGACCATCGTAGACACATGTACTAACTGTGGCGAACTGCAGAGCAAACTTGATGCTAAGGATGCACAGATCGCAGTACAGCAGGATCAGATCACGGTATTTGGGGACGATTATCAAGTCCTCAGTGAAGAGAATGTACAGCTCACACAAGAGCTTAGTGACCGTCTCGCCGACCGCGTGATAGAACTCCGTATATATGGTGGTGAAGTGATCGAAGATCAAGAAGCCGCCCGCGATGAGGTTCAAGCTCATGATATTACGGTAATGCGCGACACCGTCGGCAGGCTCGAGGACGCTTTCGATTTCGATAGCGCCGCTCTAAAGCTAAACGACGGAATGGCGAGAGAACCCGAGGGAACCGTTGATGACCCAACCGTCCGTGTAGACGGAGAGGAAGATCAAGGGCAAATGCCTAGTAAAGACGATATTATGGCAATTTATAATAGAGTCCACGCCACCATGGGTGTCAAGGCAGCCCGAGAGTTTCTCGATACCGTGAAGTCACGTTATGGCAAACACCTCGAGTTCAATGACAATCACGAGGAGGATAACAAGTAATGTACCAACCTTACGTTGCCACTCACAAAAAGTGGGATCACGTGGGCAACCTAACTCCCAACGTGGAGATCTCAGAAGGGATTCGTCCAGCTGAGGAACTCAAACCAGCTTCTTACCTTAAGTTGGTAAGATTCGACAAGTATCTTGAAGATTACTTTGTTGTCTCCGCTGGTAAGGTGGTTGCCCTAGACGGGAACAACGATGTGGTTCCTGCCGGCCTGAAATTACAGGCCACGGCATTTGAGGCAAGCGGAGTTGGAGTTTGGGCCAGTGGTGTGGCATCCGGTGCTGTATCAGTACAGGATGTGCTAGACTACTGTCGTGCTTCTGCGAATTGGGCTGGAACAGTGTTTACAGCCTATGATAGTGTTGATCTACAGCAAGGAGTCATTGACATCAATGCTCCTGTTGTGACTAACGCTGCAGGAGCATCTGTCGAGAATACCGAACTGGTTGTTGAGGCTATGTTCACCGTAACCATCGGTGGAAGTCCCTACAACCTAGGTAGTCTGACAGCTCCACAGCTGGCCGGTGCGAAAGGTACCGTCACAGCTATCGAGCAGACTCTAAGCGTCAGCTTTCCAATCGGGATTGCCCCGTTCAACTATTTCCGTTGGGCGGGTGGTGATGGATTTAATCCATTCAACTACAATCTCCATAACTATAACATGCAGCACCAGGTAACAGTTCTATGTGACTATTACATTGAGCTACCTCGTATTGATGACAAGGCAGACATCGTATTTACCGGCCTAGCCGTTCTACACGATGCGTCTCTGGACTTAGCTCCAGGCGCCTTTCTGACATACGACGATGGTAGTGATATGGTAGCGGGTGGCAGTGATTGTACTGACATCATCGGACAGGCTTGGAAGATCGACACAGCCTTCCCGAAGGACTACCTGGACCGCGTACGCACGGCCTATTCAGGCCTAGGTGATCTGGACAAGATGCCTGGTTCAGCCAGTGGTGGTCTGCCAGATAACGTCAGTTTTGCTGGCGGAACGGCACTTAAGGGCGTCGTACGTATTAACCTGATCAACCGATAAGGTTACACGGTAAGGAGGATCCATTCAACA